GCACTCGCACTAAAGGCACTCACAAGAGGAGTCATTGCAGGCAGGGAGCAAACCGTAGGTCAGCGTATGGGCTCAATCATTAGCTTCGTCGTGCTGTGCCTCCTGAATGCGACAGGCGCCAGATGGGTGTCAGAACTGAGCTACAACAAAGAGCTCAAAGTGGCAGACAGCCACATCTGCATCAATGGCGACGATGTCGGTATCAGGGGCAAGCACCAGAGCGGACGCATGACACTCGACGAGACCTGGACGGCAGTCATGGGCTACGCAGGGCTGAAGAAATCGATCGGCAAGACGTACGTCTCACGTGAGTTCGTTAACATGAACTCAACAAGATTCGCACGCCGCGCGATTCCCGGCAACTACGTAGACCGACAGCCTGACGGCTCGGAGGTCACGCGCGAGCTCTGGTTCGAGCGCACCAAGATTGTCAACTTGGGACTACTCCTCGGCCTCAAAAGGGCAGAAGGAGTCATAGGTCTCACTGACCAGTCCGACAAATATGGCAACATCGGAGCGCGCGCACGAAAGCTGATTGAAATGTGCCCAGACGACCTCAAGGAACGAGTGATGGATACCTTCATCAACCATCACCGGGAGCTGCTCAAGAAATTCAGCAATCTTCCATGGTACATCCCAGACTGGCTTGGTGGGCTCGGACTCCCGGTCCTCGAGGGCACGAAACACGTGCCAAGCGAACGCGACCTGCGCATTGCGCGCGCGATCCTCGGGAACTGGAAGAACGAGCAGCCGAAATCGGCCCAATTCACCACGCCTATCTGGAAATGTAGACAGATCGTCGAGAAACAAGTACCTGCGCCAACATGGCTCCACCAGGAGCAGAGGGGTGATGAATACTCTAGGGCCTTGGGCCTAAGAGTTATCAACCTCCTCTTTGACAGCAGGTACTCGCTCAGCGATCTCATGGAAGATAAGCCGGGAAAGGCCAACATAGACAAAGTGTTGAAACACAACAAGCGGCTGTGGAACGGTCACTCCATCGCGGAGAAACCACTCGACATCGCCGACACTGTCTATCTGCAAAGGTATCCCTGGCTCATGCTCCAAGAGCGTGAAGAGCCAGAGGACACAGCAGAATGGCCGACCATTCTCGAGCGGCTCAAGCCCAAGCTTCCCTTCCACACCGAACTCATAACGGTTGTCCGTAATGACGCAGAGTCTGCCCTTTGGGCATAACTCGCGC